CGGGCAGCTTTGCACCCTTTGGAGGTAGATGAGCCCATCCCATTTCGCGGTACCCTGGCGTTGAGGCAATTTGGGTCAGTAAAACGTCGGGTGGCCCTGTTCCAACTTTCACGGGTTGGGCGGGCGGGACCCTATCCATCGGGGGAGAAGGTTCTGACTGCACTCCGACAGCATCGCGCGGACATGACTGTAAAGGTCACTATCCCACGTAGGGAGAGGTTCGCAATGGAACGCTTTGCTTCAAGGTGGGCGCACTCGAAAGAGTTGCCACCACTGTCGGCATCCTATGGCACAAGCGGGGGAACGACGACATCCCGAGCTAAGGGTGGTTGGAGGATGGGGGTGCGGCAGGCCGTGATGGCCTTGTGCGCGCGAAACTTTACATTAGACGAGCTCTTAAGTCTCAGTGATCTAGTCAGCGAGTTTACCTTTCCGTTTGTACCTTTTCGGAGGGAGGATTGGAACGATTCCCTGGCAATGGATCAGGAAAAGGGGCCGAGAACCATGAGCGGGGGAGCTGCATTGTTCGCTTGGAGGAAACAATACAGTGAAACCCTGGGTTATGCGCAAGCAGACTTCTTAAACTACCAACGTGGTCATTTGCTGGCTATTGCCGCTTGTGTTGAGTCTGTCATCCTGACCCTAGTGGATCGGCCAGAGCACCCGGACGTGGTCGGCTGTGTCAGCATACTGGAGAAATCCGAGAAAGTTCGACTAGTAACGCCCAACAAAGATGTTGTGGCTTTCGTCGGATCTTTGTTTAACAGCTGGCTATTGGGACTGCTTAAGCAGGACCCGCGGACAAACCCGTTCGAGGAACCGAAGGAACTGGCCCCAGCGGGGGTCACTATTCCAGTAGGTTTCGTTATTCGTTCGGTAGATCTGGTTCGGGCAAGCGACAAGATTAGTGGCCAAGACCATAAGGGTATCCTTCGGGGTATTCTTAGGGGACTGGGTATACCACTGTCAAGTACGTTTGGACGCACACTTCTCTTCTACAGCAGAGCTGTGGTGGTTCGGGGCAAGTACCCTGACGGGGGGGTGTTTGAGTTTCTTACACAGGGGCAACCAGCAATGGGTCGTGGACCTACCTGGCCCGTCTTAAGCATCTATACCTTATGGTGTGTGATCGCTGCAGAGGCGGAATGTTCCCGAGTCGTAGGGGATGATGCTTTGTTTGCATCGTCGGGGCAAGGCTCTAACTCTTTTGATGAGAGGCTTTCGGTTCATGGCGGAGAGGTTAACTACCTCAAGGATGTCACCTCAGAGATCGGAGGCACGCTTGTCGAGCGATTGGCTCTTCTTACCCCAGAAAGAAAGATCGAATGGCACAATACCATCTCGGTTGCGGTGTTGGACGGAAACCCTAAAGTGGAGCGTGCTGGTGAACACATGCTCCCCCGATGGATGACTGGACCAGCCATACCGTGGGGACCGGGTGTGGAATATATTTGTGAGAAGACTTTCCCTGTGGAATTTGCAAAATTTCGCAGAGCTGGGATAGATCCTTTCATCCCACGCGAGTTCGGAGGACCGGGCTTTCCATGTTCCAAGGAAAGGCAGAGCGAAGCTCTGGCGACTCTTAGGCCCCAATGGGTTAGAGCGCTGAGAATAGCGATGTCTCAGGGACAGGAGGGTGTTGGCATACTCCTCAAGTTGCAAGGCCCATGGAAGACCAAGGCTACGGCACTGGTAACGGGCGACAGTACGCGTTTGGAGCTACTGTTACGCGCAATTCGCGATGAGCAGAATGCATGGGGTAATCTCCCAGACTGGAGCAGGATGGCTACCACTGGACTGACGTTGGAAGAATTCGCTCGGCAAGCCGAGGCCGTTCTCGTGAACGGTAGAGCAATGTGGGACGGGTTTAACCAGCAGAAACAGGTGGCTGTTTCGGTCGAGGGCGTCGCGAAGGGTCTCAGAGATGTGATCCGGGAGGTTAATTGGCTTGTGCCGAAGCGCCGTCTCAGCGACAACGTACGCAAGATGCATAAGGGACTGGAGAAGTTCCTAACCGAGGTAAGATTGGGTCAATTCCGTCTACCATCTCGGTACCGTACGACCCCACCAATCGGGACCACACTGGGGTATCGGGTCGGCACTGAAAAGGCCACCGCAATTGATAAGGGAGCACTCGAGGGCCTGGATTCGTTCCGCCTTGAGGCCGACATCGTCGTCGGGCTACCTCAAGCTGGGAGGGGGGGTTTCCTCCCGACAGGGACCAACTTGGGAAAGGAACCGAAATACGGATGGAGTGGCTTTGGCCCGGACCGGAAGCCCTTAGGCAAGCCGGGGGTCACACAGCAACTCTTTTCGGACTCGGAAGAGTCGGTAGACCAGGCTACCACTCCGGGGAATGGGTGGGGCGGCTGTGGCCCAACGCAGCAGCTCTTCTCAGACTCTGACTCCGAAGAAGGCTGAGGCAAAGTGGCGGATATGGACTGCCGTCGCGATCCTTAGCTGATGTAAGGTGCTGACCAATTGTGGGGGCCGGATCGGGGTTTTGATCCGGTAGGGTAGACCCAGCCAAACTCAGTGGCC